CCGAGAACCGGGAGCGCTTCTTGGGGTCCTTCTCCCACGGGCCGACCCGGCGCTTGTAGACGATCTCATGCCAACTGAAGCCGTAAGGAAGCATGGTGAGGACCTCGGTGATGAGGTCGTCCCACGTCGTGGACATGTCCTCCATGCACTGCTCTACAAACTCCGCAGCCTTCTTGTCCTCGTCCTTCTGGCTGGCGGGCTCCACGCGCCAGTCCACCTGACGCAGGAGGCGGTCCACGGAGAACAGCAGGGAGCCGATGACCGGATCGTTGTCCGCCATCTCCCGGTAGATCTGGACCGCCTTGCGGCCCTTGAGTTGCGGGAGGAACTCCTCATCGACGTACCCAGCAGTCCGGCGAAGGCCAGTAGCGCCCAATTCGATGAATGGAGAGGTGTTCTTGGGCACGTCGATTCCTGCACCCGGATCGATGCTCGCCTCATAGGTGCTAGAACTCATACGTCAATCCTCTCAGGCTATGGGTCACACCATGAGGGAGATCCCGTTGGGATCCGGCACCTCTCCCTTGATGTAGACCTCGCCCTGATTGGGCGAGAACATCTGCTCCAACTTGGTGGGGGTCTTGTCCCGAGGAAGGTCCACCGGACCCACGGGCTTGCCCGACCATCCCATGACCTTGAAGGCCAGCGAGAACGAGCAGACCTCGTCAGGCAGGTGATATTCCTTGCTGGAGTTGTAGAGATCGCCTACCTGACAGTATTTGTGAGCAAGGTGCGCAGACTTGATTCGGGGAGCGATGACCGCTCCCTTCTCCACGGCGTTGACGTACTCGGAGAGCATGTTGTTGCGGTTCTGCCCCGTCATGATGAAGGAACGAGCGCGCGTATCAACATAGTCATTGACGACATTGCCAAGTCCAGTGCCGTCATGAATAGCAGTCGCGCTATATCGCTGAATGACATCGTTGAACCATCCGATCATCTGCGGGTACGGACGACGGTTCACCCTCATGTAGTACACCAGTTGGTAGGGGTTCATGTCCTGCCGCCACACGGAGATGACGGTGTAGTCCTGCTCCTTGCCCCAGTCAGCGGCAGCCACGTAGTCTCCGTCGCGCTGGTACTCCGCGAAGGTGTACTCCTCGAAGTCCTTGGCGATCTTCTCCGTCAAGGGCTCCATGGGCAGGGAGAACATCTTCTCCACCGCCTCGGTGTTGAAGGCGCGGTTGCCGATGGCAGGCTCACCGAGTTCGTACTCGGTCCGCCACATCTCGGCGGGGATCTCCATCTTCTTGTCATCGATGGTCTTCTGGCTCAGCCACCCGTCGATGGGGTTGGCCGAGCACTGGTAGCACCACTGGATGACCGGCAGGCCCCTGTCCTCGAATCGCTTCCTGACCTCGGTGAACGTACCCTCAGGGTTCTGCCACGTGGAGCACATGACGGTGTAGGGCTGGAGGATCTCCCCGAGGTAGTTCTTCTGGGGCATCGGCTGGCCCAGAGCCGCATCGAGGATGTCGATGTCCATCTCATCGATCTCATCGAGGATGAGGAACGGCGGGTGAGGTCCACGCACCGTCTTCTGTGATGCTGTCAGAGGTCGGATGCGCGCCTTGTTGGTCAACTTGATCAGGTACTGCCCCTCGGTCTCGATCATGAAGCGAGGGGCGTTGGTGGAGTTGAGAGCGTTACGCATGTGCTCGTGGAGGTTGGTGGACTGGGCGAGCGAGCCGCCCAGCATGTTCACGTCAGCGCCGAGCAGGAAGGCCTTGGTGATCCCCAGAATGGACAGCATGAAGGACTTGCCAGACAGGCCTCGCGACCCATGCCACAGGGTAATTGATCCGCCCCTGCCGAAGTAGGCGTCGGCAAAGGCGTCGAAGGGCGGGGTGTGATCGGGGTTGCCACAGGTGTTCCTAGGTATGACTACGTCCCACATTTTTCGGACAGTCCACCATAACTCGTCGTCCGTCTCAGGCAGACGATCCAGTACGAACGGCATCAGCCCTGCCTCTTGAAGTACTCGATCTGCCGAAGCCGCTTGGCGGCCTGCTCCCTAGACGCAGGCTTGCTGAGCGGCTTTCCCTTGTGGGAGACGACGATCCATCCCTCAGGTGTCTCCTTGAGGTACTTGCGCACGCGGGAGCGCTTGGACCGGTCGTAGGTGGTAGTGGCTCCCTGACTGGCCAGTTCCTTGATCACGCGCCGCAGCGTGTAGTGATGATGATGGGCCTTGCTGATCCCCATGTCCTTGGGAGGCTTGATGAAGGTCAGTCGGGAACGATGGGCCAGTGTGCGCTCCTCCTTATGGAGCACCCAGAAGTAGTCCTTCTTGGTGTGCGGGCCAAGGACGCGGACAGGAGTCTTGCCGGTCAGCCCATGAAGAAGGGCGTGGGTCGGCACCTTCTTGCCCTTGGCGATGGTTTCACGGGAAACCCCAAAACTGTCTGTCATCCCGGTCCCTGCTCGCGGAACTTGTTCGAGTTGGGGATGCGAGCAGCCAGATACTCGGTCTCCCCGACCTTGATGTTCATCTGGCCCTGATTCACGATGAAGGTGATCGGCCCACGGAAGTAGCGGTTCTGGTCGCTCATCAGCATGATCCGCGCCCGCATCCCCACCTTGAAGAACTTGCGGCGCGGAGTCATGACCGTCAGGTCAGCCTCGGACAGCGGGTAGGCCCGTACCGTGGCGTTCTTGGCAGAGCCAGTCTGGGTGGCCATCTCATCCCCTCGGAACAGGCAGCGGCTTACCGGCCCAATTGTTGTGCCGAACGCCGTTGGCGTCGATCCCGAGGAACTTGATCTTGTTGGCCACGACGATGTCATTGGCGTGCTGGGAGATCTGCCAGTGCATCGGATCCCAGTAGGACGGTCCCCAGTCGCCGCCCCATTCGAGGACGTCGTAGATCTCCTTGATCTGCTCCACGGCTTTGTGGTTGGTGACGGTCCGCCAGAAGGGACGATTGCTGGCCCTCTGCGCGCCCTCGTACGACCAGTTGATGTCGATGGCCGTGCCCGAGGAGTGGCAGGACCAGCCTGCCCCCGAGGTGGCCATCCGGTAGTTGTATCCACCTGTGCAGGCCGCCCTCAGCGGGCGGATCCAGTCAGCGTAGTCATAGGCCACCGCCAGCATGAGCGGCAGCACGACCTTGTGGCAGGTCAGCCGGATCTTGGTTCCCGGTACCGTGCCGGTCTTGAGCAGGGTGGATCCGGGCTTGAGAACGGGCCATCCGTTAAGGCTGCTGGGCATCAGCCACTTCCTTTCCGCGCCCGTAGCGCGCGTCCTTGTTGTTGAACCAGTTGATCAATGGCGGAGTGGCGATGCCCAAGGCTCCGATGAGCCATGTCTGGTAGTGGTCGAAGGAGATGACTCCCTCGTTGGACCACGTCAGCAGGACAGCAGCGACCAGTGCTCCGCAGAAGACCTTGAACGCCGATCCAAACACACTGGTGGCAAGCCACACCTTGAAGGCATCCATGATGACTCCTTTCCCAATTAGTGTCTCACTGCTGTCTCATCGGTAGAGGCCTCTGCCCTGCGTGCTCAGGCGGTTGGAATCGTCCGAGGAACTCGTCTCCTTGCCCGCTGTCCTGATCCGCGAAGCCCGCTCCGTCACGCCATTACCGTCGTCACGACGAGCGATCCGCATGGGGGAGAACAGTCGCGTCTTCACGCACCGCCATACCCGTACGCCAGCGTCCTCGATAACGAATGTGGCTCCCCAGCCTGCTGTGGCGATTGCAGACGCAGATCCAAGACCCTGCTTGGTGACGTTGACTCCGTCTCTTTCAGGGTCAGACTGAGTAGAGATCTTGGCGACTGGGTTGATCCAGAGGATGGAGTAGGTCATCCGTCCTGCCTTATGAACGGCAGGAAGGACACGCCGAGCATCCCGTCCCACGCCGATACGGTGACGCCGACCATGTCATCAGGCCAGTCAGTCTGGATTTCCTGCTCGACATCAGCCCACTGCAGGGTGTCAGCAGTGCTGGTCATCAGCACGCGGTAGTAGACGCTGATCATCCGGGCCCCTGTGTTGGTAGGAATCGCACGTAGGCATTCATGTCCGGCTGCAGGGCAACCCACTTCTGCTGAGCGCTCCAATGAGGATCATTGATGACGTCGAGCACCGTTCCGTCCTGATCACGCAGTTCGATGTCCGCTGGCACGGCATCCCCTGTAGCGGTGAAGGTCACTGTCATCTCAGCGGCGACAATCGTCCAGTTGCCGGTCGTGTACCCGTAGTTGGCAGACACTTCCAGAGCCGCAGTTGCTCCTGACTGCGGTGGCGTAGATATAGCAGGATCGATCCCGAAGAAGTTGCAGTGGCAATGCCAGAGTCCGGTGTTCTCATCGATCTGCTCGAACGAGTCCTGATTCAGGGCGAGGTTGCCGAACTGCTGGTCGATGCCATCAGTCTTGGTGTAGATATCCCCGGTCCAGTTGGTGCTGGCGTGGATTCCGTAGCCTGCCTCTTCGGTAGGGCCGAAGTACAGTTCTCCGACAATCGTTCCTAGGTAGTCCGCCCACACGGTGATATTGACGTCATGCACCTCATAGAGAGCAGGGTCGATGCTAAAGGCGGCAAAGGCCCATGTCCCCAAGTTCAGTTGAGAGGTGATCGGATCCACCATGTGAGAGGTGCTACGCCACAGGTAGCGACCAGCGCGAGGAGATCCGACCAGTTCCCCCACGCGATTGTTGTTGTCCAGCGGGTAGGCATCGTGCTCCCACAGGGTTGCGCCAGTCGTCGTGGAGATGGCCTGAACGACAGGACTGTATCCCGTGGAGGAGATGATCGCCTCCTCGCCATCTGCGCTGAGCACCAACTGCATCATGCCGACAGTGCCAGCGCCGCCAAGCGAGTCGATGTCGAATGCAGCCACGCTCCATGGCGCGCCGTCTCTAATGAAGGTCACTCGCCATGTCATTGCGGTGGATTGCTTCCTGCGAAGGTAGCGACAACGCCATTGGCGTAGGCCGATGACAGGCCGTCAGACCAGATCCTTCCATCGACATCTTCAAGCGCAGCCACCTGCGTGGCCGTGCCACTGCTGGAGTCGATAAGCAGGATTCGATTGACGTCAAGGTTCTGAAGGAGAACGGCCTTGTCTGCAGCGATAGGCCCCAGCAGCACGAATGAATATCCCCACAGGTCAGTTGCGAGGTTCTGCTCGGTCTGCTTGCACGGCGGGATAGGACCATGCCCTGTGGGCCACGCTGCTGACTCGCTCCACACATGCCACTGGCCACTCAAGTTCCCGACGATGGTGGACTGGG